TGCATGTACGAAACCATTTACGATGACAGCGAGGGCAGAACCATTCTTGTAATTAGGATGCTTGATGCGTATGGCATGTTAAACAAAGCGCCGGAACCTGATTTTGGGCCGCAGCCGGGCATGCACTACGGTATGAATCAAGACGATTGGAAAGACATAGTTGCCGCCATATCCAAGGCGCGTGATAGCAGAGGCATATACCTAGGATGCCGCCCTGCTGATGTGTTCCAAGATTGGTTCCTTGCAATGGGCTTATTTAAACCAAAGAACCCCAATGCGTAAGTCCAACCACCACAGGAGAACACATGACTGATAACTGGATTACACAATTTGAATTGCCAGCGCACAGTGAAGGCACCAAGGACAATATAACTGTTGAGGGTATAACCGATCAATATGTTTGGTATCACTCTGAACTGCTAAAGCAAAAGATGCAAGCATGGCAACATGAGTTTGACCGCGTGGTAAAAGTTATGGAGTCACGCCACAATGAACATTTAAAAATCATTGATGACCTGCTACGCCAAAACAAAGACCTCAAAGAAAAGCTCAAGGAGAAGAACATATGACATTCATTCCGCAGAACAACAACGCTACCCACCGCCGAGATCTTGGGCTTACTACCCCCTGGAAGCCGCGAGAAAGGGGAGAAAATGAGGCCTTGCCTTCCAGGCTAAGCCTTTGGGACCGGCCTGTCTACCAGCCGCCAAAAGATCAATGCGCCCGACCAGGCGCTATGGACCACAAGAAAGTAAAAAGCAAATGAAAATTGAAAAAGTAATTGACTATGCACTTCCGTGTATGAAGGCCGAGCAAGCCCTAAAAGCAGTGCATTTGAAGATGTTGGACAAGCAGTATGATGATGCTCTTGACGAGTGCGCGATGGCGATTACTGCCATTGCCGACATGATGTCAGCCATAAAAGAAATGAAGGCACATGACAAATGATCCCTCCAAATCATCCAAATATTCGGCGGCTGCTGCGCCGACATAGCGATGGTCTTACAGTAAGTTCTATAGCGGAAACCCTTGGTATCAAGAAAGACTCTGCGTACCAAGCTCTGCGAAATATGCCTGATACATACATTGATAGGTGGACAGAAGCAAAGCAAAGTGAGCCAGCGCAGGCTGTTTGGTGTGCTATCGTACCCCCCAAGGATTGCCCAAAGCCAGTTAAAAAAACCGTTAAACGAAAGGAGATGAATGGACATGCCGAATTTCGCAGCTTGGTCCAATGAGAACCTAGCAAAGTTTGCATCTGATTCTTACAAGAGGATGCAGGCACAACAAGAGGCCATCATGCAATTGCAGGGCGACCTCAAAGACGCAATGGTGCAACTGCGCCAACTAATAAAGGAAAAAAATGACTGAAAAAATCTTGCTTACAAAAATCCGCCTTGATGGTGGAACACAGCCCCGCAAAGAGCTAGACGAAACCCTGGTCCAGCACTACACCGAAGAGATACTTGAAGGGCAAGAATTCCCTCCAGTCGATTTGCATTTCGACGGCAAGCATTACTGGCTTTCCGATGGCTTTCACCGCTGGCACGCACACAAGCGCGCAGGCCACAAAGACATTACCTCCAACGTCATTCAAGGCACAAAGCGTGATGCCTTTATTGCCTCACTCAAAGCCAATGCACAGCATGGCAAAGCTAGGACCCCTGACGAGCGCCGCTACGTTGTCCAGCTTGCGCTTGAAGACATTGAGTTGGGCGATTTATCCGACACACAGATTGCTCAGATTTGCCTGGTCAGCAACATGACTGTTGGCCGTGTACGCAAAGCCTTGGGGCTGAAGAAAGAAACCTCTGTTGGTAAAGATGGCAAACGCCGCGACACTTCCAACATTGGCCGCAAGCCTGTCGCCCTTCCTGCTGCCGTGCCTGAGTTTGAAGAAGAAGACAAGCTCAATGAGTTGGCTACAGAAATCAGCGCGGTATCTGAAGAGAACACAAAGCTCAAAGATATGCTTGCGGTCCGCTCCTTGCCTGTTTCAGAAGAAGCACGAGCCGAGGTCCAAGAAACCATCGAGTCGCTGCGAGAGCAAGTAAAAGAGTTAGAGGCTAAACTTAAATCCGTGACGCAGAGCAGGGATGAGTTCATGTCTAAAAACGCTGAGATGCTCAAGCAAATCAATTACTGGAAGCGCCGCGCAGAGAAAGCTGCATAACACCGAAGCTGGGCGGTTTCCCAGCAGGAGAAAGCATNNTTTGGCAAAACAGAAGTAGCCATGCACATCATGGTTCAAGAGGCTAAGAAGGGCGTCAAGGTTGCGATGGTGCTAGATAGGATTGTGTTGGTCAACCAAACCAGCACGCGCCTATCGAAGTACGGTATCAACCACGGCGTGATGCAATCGGGCCATTGGCGGTTTCGTCCCTACGAAAGAATTCAAGTGTGCAGCGCGCAGACATTGGAGCGTAGGGATGACTTCCCTGATGTTGGCCTCATAATCATTGATGAGTGCCATGTGCAGCGCAAGCAGGTAATCGAGTTCATCAAAGAACATCCCGAAATTCGGGTGATTGGCCTGACCGCTACACCCTTCACAAATGGCCTGGGCTCTACCTACACCAATGTAGTCGGGGCAAAGCCAACAGGGGAATTAATAGAAGAAAAGTGGCTGGTTCCCCTAAAAATCTTCATAGCAAAAGAAATCGACATGAGCGGGGCCAAGAAAGTGGCTGGCGAATGGTCGCAGGACGAGGCTACCAAGCGCGGCATGAAGATTACCGGCGACATAGTTGACGAGTGGGTAAGCAAGACCAACCAACTGTTTGGCGGTCCTAAAAAGACTGTAGTGTTTGCCTCCGGCGTCGAGCATGGACGCGACCTTGTGCGCCAGTTCAACGAGCGCGGCTACAACTTTGTCTCCATCTCCTACAAGGAGGATGATGACTTCAAAAGGGAAACAATTGAGGACTTCAGCGCCCCTGACACGAAAATTCATGGACTAATTGCCACCGACATACTAACCAGAGGTTTTGACGTCCCTGATGTGCTGATAGGCGTGTCAGCGAGGCCGTTTTCCAAGTCCTTTTCCTCCCATGTCCAGCAAATGGGCCGAATCATGCGACCTTGCGAGGGTAAAACGCATGGCGTATGGCTGGACCATTCAGGAAACTACCTGCGCTTTAGGAAAGAGTGGGACGGATTGTTTGAGGAGGGCGTCACAGAATTGCATGACGGCGCTGAATCAGCCAAGAAAGAGCCCACCGAGAAGGTAAAGAAAGACTCCAAGTGCGGCGGCTGCGGTGCGCTTTGGATATGGCCTGACCGAGTTTGCGGCCAATGCGGCTGGACTCGCCCCATGAAAGAGGTGCTAAACGTCCCAGGCCAAATGGTAGAACTGGAGACAGGGCAGAAGAATTTTGTTGCCGAGAACCAAAAGTTTTACTCTGAGCTTTTGTATTACAGTCGGCTGCGCGGCTACAAAGACGGCTGGGCTGCACACAAATACAAAGAGAAGTACGGCGTCTTTCCCCGCGGCCTCGGCGCCGAGATGAAGACTCCCAGCTTCAAGACGCTGCAATGGATTCAGAGTCGCAACATCGCTTGGGCAAAGGCTAGGTCATGAGTTTCGAAGACTTTGCAAGAGAAAATGGCCTCCTGATAGACCATGTGATTGAGGGCCGCTGGGTGCGCGTGCCAACCGAGGACCACCCACGCAAGAAGAACGGCGCGTACATCTTTGACGGAAGAAGTGGCCTCATACAGAACCATGCTGTCCACCAGTCGCCCATCAGATACGTTTCTGACCAGCCATTCGTGCCTGACCCCAATGCAGCGGCCAAGCGTCTAAAGCAGCGGCAAGACAGGGAGCAGCAGCAGGCAGATGCAGCCAAGAAGGCGGCATTCATCTTTAACAATGTTAGAGTCGAGCAGCATCCCTACTTGGTCCGAAAGGGATTCCCTGAACCAGCCAAAGTGTGGAAGGGGCTGCTGACTGTCCCCATGCGCGTTGCTGGTAACTTAGTTGGCCTCCAGCTAATCAATGCGGACGGAACGAAGCGGTTTTTGTCGGGGCAGCGGACCAAAGGCGCGAGCCTAGTCATAGACAACAAGGGGCCGGACGTTCTAGTTGAGGGGCTGGCCACGGGCTTGTCGGTGCGCCGAGC